TTACTTTGATTTCTTAAGAGCTACTAACAGTTATTCTAGTGCTACTAATCCTACTAAAACATTCCGTTTAGATAGCTCGGGTACTTTCCAGATATTAAACAATGCTTACAATGCTACTGTATTTTCAGTAACTGATGCTGGATTTATTGCTATCAACGGTTCTTCAAGTGCTACTAATGGTGTGCCAATTAACAATGGTATAGCAATGAATAGTAATAGTTATATCTTCGATGATGGAAACTATCACATTACAAGTAAAACTGGGAGTATTTGGTTAAATGCCAATGACGGATCAACAGTAAACATAAACACACAAATGCCTAATGGTATTACCGGCGCTGGTATGAATGTACAAGGTGCTGTACAAAGTTACGCCACAGGCGGCACAGCATTTATTTCCGGTAGTGGTGCTGTAAGTGCAGTGGCATTGCAAATGGCTGATCGTAGTGCGCTTCGTAATATTGTAAATGGTGCCAGCACCATGTACTTTGATGTTAGTACAGGCGGCACAACTAATGGAGACTTCCAGTTCCGTAGTAGCAGTAGCTATACTAACTATCTAACTATAAACAGCAGTGGATTGACAAGTCGAACTCCGTCTTTGGGTAAACTAGCTTGGAACTCAGCAGCAGCAACTGAATTGACTATCGATAACTATCGTTTCCGTGTACAAAGCAGTGGCAGTCCTACAGCGCAGATTATCAGCAACACCGGAGGTACTGTAAATAGTGCTTGGACCGCAGTAGCATCTATTAGTGGTTCAGCGATTAGTCAAACTGGTAGTACTGGTACGCTGGTGCCGAACGGTTCTTGGACTAACTTATACGGTAGCAATCTAGGTGCTAGCGGAGATAATATAACAGTTACATTACAAGATAAATCAGCAGGAAGAATCTACCGTGTAACATTTATGCGTAGCGATGATGGTAGTACTACAGGCTATAACATTATAGCTGAGCGATTGCTATAACGATAAATATTTCTATGAGAGCAAAAGAATTTTTAAGAGAAGGAGTAAGTTTCAGCCCGGTGACTAAATCTGAACAAGGATATTGGTCAGGTGAACAATTCGGACAAATGAAGGACGTTGAATGTTGGCTATGCCATGGAACTGGTCAGGATACACATTATCATGATGATATATGTCCAATATGTAAAGGTAACAAAACTACACACGAATTTGTTTCAAATGCACCAGAATTAAATGTTAGCAATGGCAATGCTGGAGCAATCTTAGATATGCTAGGTTTAGAATTCGATTACTCCGGACTTATCCTACACGAAAAATTACCAGAACTTATGCGTAAACTAATTCGTTTAAAGAACGATGAAGTAAGCAAATATGCAGAACCAGCACGCACAGATCATGGTTCTATGCGTAAAATAACAGATCCAGAGACGGGTCTATCAGGAATTGGAAGAGGCGCAACTATTCATCACGGTGGCAGATCAAATCAGCAAGTTACAAACTACATTGATAAACTTATACAGATAGTTCAATTTGCACAAAAACACAACGCATCAGTGTCTTGGGGATAATATGAGAGCAAGTGAATTTTTAACAGAAGGATTATCGCAAGATAAAACTTTACACATATTGAACAACTTTATTAAATTCGCAGCAGAACATCTTGAATTAGATCAATTGCCTAACATCAATTTTGTCACAGGATCCGAAAGAAGCGTAAAGAATAGTTCATTCGGCGGATACGGTAACAATAATATCAACCTTAGTATTTCCAATAGACATATTATGGATTGCTGTCGTACACTAGCACACGAACTTGTTCATTATAAACAAGATTTAAATCACGAGTTAGACGGTGAAGATCCAGGTGCGACTGGTAGTCCACAAGAAAACGAAGCTAATGCACAAGCAGCCGTTATTATGCGTAATTGGGGCAAACTGCATCCAAACTTGTTTGCACAAGAAGCGGTAGAGTAATTGACATAATTTATCGTATCTAGTATATTACAATAAATACATTAGAGAATATTTATAATGCGTAAAGGAACTAGATCAATCCTTCAAGAACTTAGCGATATCGGATTAAACCGAGACACAGATTTAATTATCGAATCGCGAGCATCTAATATCATCCAAAGTGCTATCAATCTCATCGATCTTATTAAAGAAAACTATGATGCGGAAACGGCTGCGGAGTTGGAACGTCGTCTCATTAACTCTATTAAAGGGTCCGATCCTAGCAAATTCAAACGCGGCATCAAAAAAATTCAAGAAAACAAGCAATAACTCCTTACTTTTTACCAAAAGTATAAATACTATTACAAACTTACAGAGTGTAAGTTGAGCATATAGAGGAGATATTACTATGCCATCATTATTAGGTTCATATGTAGCAGCTAACTACGGTCGTATGACATCACAAGACACCTACGGCGGTGTTACATTTAGCAATTTCGGAACACGTAACTTAGCGTTCTTAAAGGTTGTTGCTTCAAGCAGCGCAGTTGACTTTACAGCAGCACCAAGCACAGATCCAAACAGCGATGCATTATCAGACTGGCAGGATTCTTTAAGCCCATTTGCAGTTGCAGTTCGTACAATTCAACAATCAGCTGAAATTTACTTTGTTGGTACTCCTGGTACTTCTGGTTCAAATTCAGCGTTCGTTGTTGCAGTTGCAATCGACACAGCAAACGACGCGTCTGCTTCAGCTGGAGCAGGTAATACCGAATTACTTTCTTACCCAACATTAAGTGACTTCGGTTTATTAGAAGCAGCTATTGCAAACGCAACAATGTCTGTACCAGATGCTACTAAGATCACAATTACTCAATTAACAGCAGTTGGTAGCTCAATCGCAGCAACACCTACTTACAGTTAATTTGTAAGAAATTCTCAGGGATGGGAGCAAACTAGGGTCTTCGGACCCTTTTTTGTTGACTTATATTTCATAATACTGTAAAATGTTAATTTTTAAAGATAAATATTTTAATGTTTCAAGCACAATTACTTAAACAGGATTGGGGCAAAGAACTTCCGAGATACTGGAACGATAATAGTCCGTTTAAGACGCATTTTTTGAACGCACTCAGTATAACATTACCTGATTGCGAAAAGTTTTTTATTGAAACGGTCAGACATTATTCTAAGGATATAACTGATCCTGCTCAATTACATGAGATTGGCGAATTTGTCAAACAAGAAAGCCATCATCGACATGCCCACAAACAATACAATGATTGGTTGCAAAGCCAAGGATTACCTGTAGATAGATTACAAGCATCAACAAATGCTATGTGGGATATGGTTCGTAAACAAATTGATAAACGCAGTTGGCTTGCGCTTACTATTTGTGTGGAACATATAACTGTAGTATATGCTTCTGTATTTCTAAGTCATCCAGAAATACTTAATAACATGCATCCACAATTTGAACAAATATGGAGATGGCATGCTTTTGAAGAAGTTGAACACAAATCAGTAGCAATGAATGTATGGAACAAAACTATTAAGAACAACTCTTATAAAAATGTCGCTATGATGCTTGTGCTACCTACATATATGTGGTATGTAGGTAAAAATACATTAGTATTCTTACATGTAGATAAACAACTATGGAAGTGGAATACCTGGAAAGACATGGTTTCGTTTCTATTCAATAGAAAAACAGGACTTATTACTAAATCACTTGTACCATGGCTCGAATTCTTGAAAAAGGATTTTCATCCCAACGATCAAAATCACGATCACATTCTATTAGAATTCAAAAAAATATAAAGCATTATCTTAGCAGTTAAATACTGCATGGATTATAAATTATATACACTCGTCGACATTACAAATACCGGTCAATATAGAAACGAACACGGTAAAGAATCTGCTCGATGGAAGGAACAAAATTTCAATACTGTTTTACAAACACTCGGTATAAGGGCAAATATACTTTATAATTCTAAACCGATACCAACTGAAGTCGGTGGCAGAGTAATTGGATTCGATACTGATGAAATTCTTCGTGTATGGCGATTTGATTTCAGCACTGAAAGAGATAATTTATACGAAAACAACGGCGATCCTGTTGCGTTTTTAAAAGAAGACTTTAATCTTGTTCCTTATATTGATGGGTTAGATGAGTTGCTGGAACAAAACTATTCGGTATTTGTTACTGAGGGTCCTACTAAGAATATTGTTTTCTATTCAAAGCAATAAATAATACTGTAATATAAATCCTTGAGCAGGATTGGAGAGTACTAATGCCCCGACCAACTTCTATTGAGAAACAAAATTTAGAAGCGCATGTTGAATTATGTGCAGAACGTTATAAACAACTCGAAACCCGATTAGGCACAATCGAAACCAAAGTAGAACATTTATCCGAAAAAATCGCAGAAAGTCATAATAGTATGAGCAAAGTGATTGTTGGAGCAACTGCAACAATTGTAGTTGCATTAATTTCTACAATCATAACAATTATAATGAAGTTTTAAACTATGAAAATCAAAGACATTCTCGAATCGACTACAAATATAGGAACAGTAAATTCTGTTTCACCTGATGGTAAAAATGTTACTATTAGAACACAGGATGGAAAAACTGTTCAGACTACTTCAGCAGGCGTACTTCCTGGTCCGAATAATACTGTACAATTAAATCCATCTAATGCTATTAAACCAGGATCTCAAGTTACTCAACAGACTTCAGAAGAACAAATTGAAGACGAAGAACAACTAGATGAATTAGGTAAAAGTACACTTGGTTCGTATGTGAAAAAAGCATCTCACGAAAAAGGATATCACGGCTACGAAGCTGGAAGAGCAAGTGAAAAAAGAGATCGTGCTAAAGAATCTGAGCATTTACATAAAGGCGAAAAGCGTCAACAAGGTATCGAAAAAGCTCTTTCTAAGTTAGCTGGAGGCCCAGTAGACGAAACACAATTAGATGAACTAGGCAAAGACACTCTTGCTAAGTACGTTCGAGGTGCTACTGATGATATAGGACATTATAATTGGATGCGTGGTATAGAACGTAACGATAATTGGAATGACTTAGATGATTACGAGCAAGATCGTAGACTCAGAAGACATGATAAAGAATACAATCGTGAAAAAGGAATTGATCGTGCATTAAAGCGTTTAGTAAAGGAAGATATCGAGCTCGAGGCTATTAAGAAGTTATCTGGCCTATGAAAATCAACGATTTAATAAATGATTTTGCTATTTGGACTACTTTAGAAGAAGCTGAAATTTTAAAGAAGCTTCAGAAGCCAATTCGATTAGCTGCCCTTACTGAACATGAGCAAGTCAGGATTCAGTATATGATCCGTAAAAATCTGGTAACTAAACAAGGACACGATGATCCTTTTGTAGTTGCTAATGAAAAATATAAACCTATCTAAATTAATCAAACAACTCGCTGAAGAATTCAGCAGCGAATTCAATAATTTGTCTGTAACGGTGTTACCTAACGGTGACATCGTTTACCAAGAATATTTAATCAAGCAAGAACCTTCAGGTAACTGGGGGCTTTACTCATTACAAAGCAAAGATTTAAAATGTCAGTTCTTTTTAAAGAGTTGTGCATTGCTTGCGGCTCATTATTACTACAACCATGAATTCCATTATGTCGGTGATATTAGGCAATTAGATAGAGATTACTGGCGCAACTATTCCGATGCAGCGATTTACAGAAAACATCTTAAAGGCACCGAAGACATCGATAAGAAAGCAATACTACTAAATCGTTTAGAGTGTAGTGAATCGGATGCTAACCAATTTAAGAGAAGAATTTCTCGATTGTTTAAACGCAGTTTTGTATAAATACAAAATAAGAATATTGCTAAGGAAATCACCATGCAACTAAGAGATATAGGAAAACCGGTAACTAGTAAATCGTTGAACGAAAGTTTAGCAAAGAATTTCGGTTATAAATTAAATTTAGAACAATTTTCCGACATTCAGTTAGAAGATGTTCGTAATAAGTTACGTACTGAAGTGAGTCAATTCGAATGTAATGAAAGTTTTGATTCAGTTTTAGAAAACCCAAGATACCAAAAGACTAAGGCATTATTAGATGTTATTAATCAAGAAATCATGGAACGTGAAATGACTTCAGGCGAAAAAGCAAAAGAAAAGAAAATCAAAAAGAAAGTTGATCCATCAGGAATGAAAAAGTCTATGAAAAAACAATACGGAACCGAGAAGGGTAAACAAATTTATTTCGCTACAATTCGTAAGCGTGCTATGGATCATTCTGTTCCAGAAAGTTGGATTAATAGTGCTCTTAAAAGAATTTTTATCGGCGAAGGCGATAAGGCAGAATTATCAGCTGAATTAAGACTTCGTTATGATTTAACTGAGTCACAGGCTAGCTGGATTTTATTAGAGGCCGAAGAAAAGAAAGCTGAAAACATTGTTGCTACAAAAGATATGGTTGACCAAATCACTGGTTGGTTAGAAGACGTAGCAACTTTACGTACAGAAAATCTTTTAGAATTATTAGACTCTATAAGAGAACAACAAGGTAGTGATGTTTCACAACAATATGCAAGTGTAATTAAACCAACATTAGATAGTTTATATTCAGCATTAGAAAAAACACGCAGTGGATTAAGTCAAGCACTTTCGATTGTTTCAGGACAAGGCGCTCCTACAATGGGTGCTGCTCCGGACATGGGAATGGGTGCTCCAGACTTAGGTGCAGAACCTCCGATGGGCGGTCCAGAGTTAGGTGCAGAACCTCCGATGGGCGGTCCAGAGTTAGGAATGGAAACACCTCCTGCTCCAGAATCTGAAAGAGCAAAGCGTGAAAGCGTTGATTATAGTCGTCGCTTAGGCCAACTTTTAAGCCAACCAAAAAAAAAATAATTGAAACTACAGACCCTTTAATTATAACATTAAGGGGTCTTCAATCTGCAGCAAATAACAAAGGTGCACCTGCACCATTAACGTGGCAAGCGTTAAATGCACTCGGTCGCAATTATGGCATTCCGGCTATCGATCAAGAGCGATTTGCAGCGCAGTACGATGCAGAAGACGAACAAGGTATATTACATCAATTAGTAAGCCAGTTCGATCAAAACGGAATAGTTATTAAAACTAATCACGCTGAACCAACTCAAATGCCAGCTAATCCTTCATCGGGTGCGGTTGAAAGAATGGCGAAACACGCAGTTAAGAAATCATTTAAGTAATTGACATCATGGTACGGGTAATATATACTTGTACCATGATACTCTTAAAATCAAAATTTAATTATACAGAAATAAATCGTCAACAAGTAGATGGTAAGCGATTATATGCTTGTCCGGATGGATCTCGGGTTCCGTCTGTTACTACAATCTTAGATAAAACTAAACCTCCGGAAAAAATGAAAGCTCTTATGGAGTGGAGGAAAAGAGTAGGACACGAAAAAGCACAACAAATTACTACAGAAGCAGCCAGCAGAGGTACTAGAATGCACAAGTATCTCGAAGACTACGTTAAGAATGGAGAAATATCTGCTCCAGGAACAAATCCTTTTAGTCATCAAAGTCATGCAATGGCGAAAACTGTTATTAAAGAAGGATTAGTTCATGTTAATGAAGTATGGGGGGTAGAGGTTGGTTTATTCTTTCCTGGAATTTATGCAGGTACAACCGATGGTGTAGGTGTGCATTTAAACGAAGAAGCAATTCTAGATTATAAGCAAACTAATAAACCAAAGAAAGAAGAATGGATCGAAGACTATTATCTACAGCTCACGGCATACGCATTAGCACATAATAAAGTATATGGCACTAATATACGCAAAGGTGTTGTGTTAATGTGCGTAAAACCCGACGAGATAAGTCCTGGAGTATTTGGAACTCCGCAGTATCAACAATTTGTGTTAAAACCTGAAGAATTTAATTATTGGGAACGGAAATGGTGGGATAGGGTAGAAGAATACTACAGCAAAAACTGATAAATATCAGTAGTGGAGAATTTAAATGGCTGTAGTACAAATTAGTCGTATTCAGGTCCGTCGTGGCCAGGCAAACAGTGGAACCGGTTTACCTCAATTAGCGTCAGGCGAGATCGGGTGGGCGATCGACACCCAAGAATTATACATCGGAAATGGATCTGTTGCCGAAGGAGCACCTGCTGTAGGTAATACTAAAATTATAACAGAAAAAGATTTTAGTTCAGAAGCAGGAGTTCTTAGTACATTATTACAACATGCATATAAAGAAACAGATGTTAATATTGTTACCGGTGTCGATTCTAATAATCCTGTATTAAGATATGTACAAGATTGCTTAGATGATCATGTTGGATTATTTGATTTTTCCACATCTTCAGATATCACGAGCGGTGACTATTCTGTCGCATTGCAACGAGCAATCAATCAATTATTTTTAAATCCATCTACTAAAGCATCTAGTAACACTACCGACGGGTATGTAGCAAGAGTTGAATTACAAATTCCTGCAGGGAAATTTAATTTCTCAAATACGTTATACATTCCAAGTTATGCAACAATAGTAGGTGTTGGATCAGAGAAATCTATTCTTAATTATACAGGAACTGGCGTTGCAATACAATTTGTTAATGATACTTCGACTATAGGAAGTCCTAGTAGTATTACAAGTACACATGGTGTTAATCAACCTAGAAATATTACTTTAAAAGGATTATCAATTTATACTGCTACTGCAAATCAAACTTGTTTACAATTAGATGCTGTTAAAAATAGTACGTTCGATGATTTAAATATTCAAGGGAATTGGGGTAATACCTATAATGCTAATAGTAAAGGCATTGCATTAAACGCTGTTTCAAATATTGTTACTTGTGAAAATAATACGTTTACTAATATATCTATTTCAGGCTTTAGTTATCCTATATATTCAAAACAAGATATTTCAAACAATATATTCAAAGAATTTATTATTTCAAATTCTTACAAAGGAATTTCTTTTGGAGAAGGGTCGAATGGTACATCCGTAGGACAACAATTTGGTCCTTGTGACAACTCGATCGATAACTTTGCATTTTCTAATATTCTAAAACACGCTATCTATATAGAAAGAGGCATTAACAATACTATACAAAATATTCGATTAGATAATGTAGGGAACAATGGCGGCGGTCATGTTACAATTCAGTATCCACAAATATATTTTGGACAATATGGTAATGTTTCTAATAACATTAGATCCGATAGAACAGTTGAATTATCGAATAATTCGTATTATTCTAAAACAGTTTCGTTAACATTAACCTTAAATGTAACTGCAAATAAAGGAGCATACGTGTTTCAAGCAAGTTCCGGTGCTTACGGATACTTGTCTACCGATGTAGTTAGTAGTACAACTGTTGTTCTTCAAAACATTTCATCACAAACATTCGATACAGCTGGAAGTGTAACCATAGACGGAGATGCCACTCCTAGCGATACTAATGCTGCTGTACATCCATCAGTTGTCGGAGCTGTACAAACTTCTAATTATATTCCTTATATTCCAGAAGTTGCAGGTCATGGTACTTTTAATACTTTTGGAATTCAACAGGTTGCAATTGGTGCTCCGAGCTCTTATACATCGGCATTTCGATTACCTGTTTCAATGGATCAATATAGCGATCCACAAGGAGCAATAAGATATACCATAAATTACCAATACAAAAGTATCGATTATCCGTTTACTCGCAAAGGAATTTTATTTGTGTCAGCAGACATTGACAATGTTAATGCAAGATTATCAGACGAATACGATTTCATCGGAACAGATTCGTTAGGAACATTAGCATTACAATTGGATTTTCGTGTAAGATTTCTAGATATCACAGGTGCAGCTTATACAGGCGCATTAGGGCAAATTCCAGCTGCAATCGATATTGAATACAAAAATACATTGTCAGGAGACAATGGCTCGTTTACCTACACATACACTTCATCTTTCTAATTGACATTCCATTAAAAAACACATATTATTGTTACATTAATACGTAATATGTGTTTTTGTTTGATTAAATCTTTGATGTTCAAGATGATTTCTCACCGAAATCGTCTTCACTAAATACAACCTAGTCAAAAAAACACAGAACGAACACGGAATAGAGTATGAGTAATATATCAGTTATAAAAAGAGATGGTAGCAAGGAGGACCTTACTATCGAAAAGTGGCAAGCTCAGGTTGCAAAAATCTGTAAAGGAATTGCAGATGTTAGTCAATCGATGATAGAAATTAAGAGTCAACCACATTTTTATGATGCGTGTACTACTCGCCAAATAGATGAGATTACGCTAAGAGCAGTTGTTGATCTTATCGATGTCGAATCCAATCCTGACGTAGGGCATACTAATTACCAATATGTCGCAGGTAAGCAGAGATTAACTATGCTAAGAAAAGATGTATACGGACAATACGAACCGCCACATCTTTATACTATTGTTAAAACAAATGTAGCAATTGGCCTCTATACTCCAGAACTTCTAGAATGGTATTCGGAAGACGACTGGAATAAAATGAATGATATTATAGATCATGAAAAGGACGAATTGTATTCGTATGCTGCCATTGAACAACTGATCGAGAAGTATCTTGTAAAAAATCGTTCGACAAAGCAAATTTACGAAACACCACAAGTTAGGTATATGATTGCTGCGGCAACTGTATTTCATAAGGAGGAACCTAACTCTGCAAGGATGAAATACATTAAGGAATATTATAATGCAGCATCAGATGGATTATTTACTCTTGCTACTCCTGTATTGGCTGGGCTGGGTACTCCTACCAAACAATTCAGTAGCTGTGTGCTTATTCGAAGCGACGACGATTTGGATAGCATTTTTGCTAGCGGAGAGATGATGGCAAAATATGCCAGTAAGCGTGCGGGGATTGGATTGGAGATCGGTCGACTTCGCCCATTGGGCTCCCCAATTCGCGGAGGCGAAATCATGCATACTGGCATGATCCCATTTTTAAAGAAATGGTTTGGTGATTTAAGAAGTTGTAGTCAAGGCGGAATCCGTAATGCTAGTGCTACGGTATTTTATCCTATATGGCATCATCAGTTTGATGATCTCATTGTCCTTAAAAATAATCAAGGAACGGACGAAACACGAGTACGACATATGGATTATGGCGTGGTACTTTCGGCATTCTTTTGGAGACGATTTAAGAATAAAGAAGATATCACCTTCTTCGATCCGAACGAAGTTCCAGATCTTTACGAAGCGTTCTATAAAGACACGAATTTGTTCGAAGAACTATATATTAAATATGAAAACACACCTGGGCTACGTAAGAAAACTATGTCAGCAGAGGAAGTCTTTAAAAGCGGTATCTTAAAAGAACGTACAGACACCGGTCGTATCTACTTAGTATTCATCGATAACGTAATGAATCAAGGTCCATTTGATCCAGAGTATCATACCATTTACCAGAGTAATTTATGTCTGGAGATTTTGCTTCCTACAAAGCCATTCAAAAAAATAGATCCAGAACGGAAATTGATTCGTATTAAGAAAGACAAAGTTGATGAATTTATGAAAACTAAATCAAATGATATTATTAATGTAAGGAAAATAAGATAGTAAGTAATAGTATTTCAAGTATAAATAAGTGTAGAGGTTTATTAATGAAACAATACATAATTTACTGCCATACACTTAACGAAAAGAAATATGTAGGGTATACGAGTAAGATATTAGAAGAACGGTTGCAGGATCATATAGAAGAAGCATTAGACGGAAGTGACAGGCATTTTCATCGTGCAATTAGAAAATATGGAGTTGAAAATATAATATCTGAGGTATTAGCTGATTCGTCAAATAAAGACGATGCAAAGAGGTTAGAAGAAAATTTTATCGAAAAATTAGATACCTTTAAAAATGGATATAATATGACTCGTGGTGGAGATGGCGGAAATACTCTTGAAAAATATACATCAGATGAGATGGAATCACACCGCAAATTAAAATCATACAATGCTACTGGTATGAATAACGGCAACGCTAAACCTGATATTACTAAAGAAATGATTATTAATGCTATCAGACAATTTTGTATTACTAACAATAAAGAAGGCGATTATATACTTAGAAATGAAATAGAAACTGTTCTTAAAGAAGAATTAGGAGCAAGTATTATGATTCTAAAAAATAGATTTGATAACGGATTACAACAGTTAATAAACGAAGTTAATGAACAATTATCAATACCTATTAAGTATGATCCGTATTATCGTTGTGATGAACACAAGAAGAAATTGTCATTAGCAACTTCAAAATACAGATGGGTAACTAACGGAATTGATAATCTAAAATTGCCAGAAAATGAACTAAATCAGTTTTTAAAAGATAATACAACATACAGACAAGGTAGAACATTATGAATGAAAATAATCAAAAAATATGTTGTCGATGTAACAGTCAAAAAGAAATAATTGCTTTTTCTGTCAATAAAAGAACAAAAGACGGATTGCAAGCAATGTGTAAGGAATGTTTTAAAGAATATCAACACATTAATCGCGAACGCATAAATGAACAACGAAAGAGAACTAATAATGACTATATTAGGGATCTGAACAGAATCCGTAATCAAAAATATAGATTACGAAATGCACAACAAATAAATGAAAAATTGAGATTAAAACGCAAACTTCAAAGAGACGGAGTAAAATAAAAATGAACGAAAAAATTAAACAACTGGTAGAAGAATCTAAACTAGTAGCATTCGTAGATGGGGAACCTATAATTTACACACATGATGCAAATAGAGTGGAGAGGGCAGAAAAGTTTGCAGAATTAATTATTAAAGAATGTTGCAGTGTGTTAGAACCTTATGATCATCGTCCGGTTGATATGTTAAAAACACATTTCGGAATCGAATAATGAATAACTTATATGAAGAAATAGATTGTCTGCCAGAAGAATTAGATGACGAATACGAATATTTTGAAATCGATGAAGTAGAGGGCAGAATTGCGCTTTGCACATTGGGCTCGATTAATTGGGGTGCTTTCCGCAATCCTGAAGACATGCGCAGGGCTT